AGCTGCCAGACGTAAGTGCAAGTCTGACAATGAGCGAGCATGCCCCAGCGTTAGCCCGCACCGGCATAATAGAGGATCCGAAAGCAGCTGGCCAAACTCCTACAGACGATGCTGAGACGTCGGCTGAAGATCAGGCGTCCTGAGTACAAACCCGACCCAGGGCCTATATACAAAGTACCTTTTTTAAGGGAAGGCGAGCTACCGACATATGTTCTTAACAGGTTGCATATCGTCCGAGAATCGTGGAGATACCCGCTTAACAGGTTGAAGGAGGAATTGAAACTCCATGATGCGGTAGCGACTGTTGTAGAGGATGTCGTCTCGAAGTGGATACAGTTAGAACCCTGGGAACGGGAGTTGCTGGAAGAGACCACTACCGCACATCCTTACGTCAGACCATCACACAACTATCTTGCAGAGCACGGAACACTCGCTTTCTCGAAAGATCTCACACCTAGTACGCTGCACACTGTGTACAATGAACAGATCGTCAGAAAGTTGATGCGGGACGTCAAAGGTTGGGCCACCAAACCGGTCACATACCCCCGCAGGAAGAACACTGGGATCCCAATTATAGTTGCTGGTGCCAATGCCGCCCTGAACGATGTCATCCTGACAGTCTGGGCGATCACCGCACATACCGCCTTCTCTCTGATGAAGAGAGGCGCCAGTACTGAGGACCTCATAACTTCAATTGATAGTACTCTTCGGAGGTGGTTTCCGCCGTTAGCGTTCATTGAATTCTCGCGTGTGCAGCACACGGACAAAGAAATGTACAAGCTGACTGAGGCAGGATGGTTAAAGACTAGGAACCTAGAAGGTCGGGTACGCATCATACAAGGAACAGCAAAGATTGTCGCTATGATCTCAAAGTTTTTTGTGAAGGCCATTAGTGATGCACATTTCTACACTCCAGGTTCGCATTTTATGGCGACACCCGAAGAGTTGCTGCGGCGCCATAAACTGAATACTAGCAGAGGCTGGATACCCGTAGCGTTAGACCAATCCCGCTTCGATCTGCACCATGGAGGCAATAGGCTGCAATACGTTTTACGAGTCTGGTCAAAGGTGCTAAAGGAGATACTTAGAGTAGATCCCCTACCACTGTTCAACTATGAGACGGGGATGCCCGCATACATTATAACGGAACAGGGAGTCACAATGAGTCAACCTTTCGACGGAATAAGATCGGGCGATTCAAAGACTTCTCGAATGACATCACTTCTAAACGCATGTGAGCATTTATATGTTCTACGGAAGGCCGGCGCTACTGACTGGTATGACTTTATCATCATGGGCGATGATATGATTGCCTGGATGCCGCCTGAGATGGTTGAAAAGTATAAGCGCGCCATTCCACAGGTTGCAGCAGAGTTAGGCATTAAGATTGAACTGGAGGAACCACCTCGATTCATCGGGAAATACCCTCGTATAAAATCTAACCAGGTGGTAGGCAATAGAGGGTCTCATATTCAATCCGCAGTATGGCCAGAGAGGCCGAAACATCCGAACGCTTTACCACTAGCAATATGGGCTAGGGTGGAAATCGCCGAGAAGGAGTCCCGCGACCCAGTGCAGCTCTACCGCGTGTACCGAGACATTTTCAATCGCCTCAGTCGATTTGTTCCCGCTATAAACTCGCGAATGA